CCCTTTACAGGGGAACATGGTCCAAACCTAAGCACTCCCTTCGGGAGTATCGCTCGATTTGGCGCCAGACGTCTGGTGCACTTTAAAAAGGCACCGTACTATGGTGAATGTAACAACAACGGTAACGAATAAATTTGACTATTTACCACAATGGAGTTATGAGGGCGATTGCCCACCGTATTCTCCGTTGGAGATTGGTACAAATTTTGTTACAGAAGTGTTATCAAAACAGAAAAGGAGTATCGATAGGCGTATAAAACCTATACCACTTACTCCGACAGCTCAACCATATGTAATCTCTTATAGGAGAAAAATAGGCTTCACGAAAGAATCGTATTGGAGCTATACATGTCCATCAACTGGCATTAGGTATCGCCGCTACCAACATTACTCAGATCGTATAATCATTGACAACGGAGTGTTGTCTATAGAATTCGATATGAATCTATATAATAAAAGATTACAAGATCGTATTGAGGATTTGCGAGTAGACTACGGTAATACCTTAGCGGAAGCAGATGAGCTATTTGAAATGATAAAAACCACATATAATGTGGTCAAAGAAATTCAATATTGCGTCACGCATCCGTTTTCTAAACGTTGTCGTAAGCATTATATTGACTGGAAGAAGAGTAAAGGCAAGTGGAGAACGATACCAGCAGCGTGGATTCAATACGCTTTTGGCATAGATCCTATTGTTAATGTCCTCAACGACACAGTCACCAAAATGAATGAACCTAATGGCAACATCGCAGATATTCGGTTCACGATGGTCTCAGACCAATATGAACAGAAGATTAAATCTGGTAGAATTTTAGACTACCATTCCGAGTTTATATCCCGGATGCGAGGGGTCGTGACTTTTAAGAACGACTCGAATACTAATTCTTTTAGAGATTGTACTTTCGGCTCACCTGCGACTTGGATTTGGGAACGTATCCCCTTCTCCTTTGTTGTTGATTGGATTATTCCTGTCGGTTCCTATATAGCGCAATTTAACGCGTATCAAGGGATCGCATCTGTGAAAGGTACTATCAGCCATAGAGGAAAACACGTCGTAAAGCAAACAGGGATGACTCCGTCCAATAGGATTATGGTAACCCCATATGAATTGCTGGCAACATCCCACGAGCGAGTCATTGCGCCTCTGCCGGGTTATTGGAACTTGTTTCAACAAGTCAAACCGTATAACACGAAACGCACTTTAACTCAACTCAGTCTACTTGCGCTTTTATCAAAGCGTGACTGATTTAACAAATAAAATATACATGGATAATTAAACCATGGCCGCAGCAACTAACATCGTTATTAACGATGCCGTACCCGCAGCTCACACGTTCGTTCCGGCCCGTAAGAACGGTCAGATCGTTGAATGGGAAGAGCGCACCACGTCTAATACGTCTCAGGGGTTTTACACCTTGAGCGTTTCTCAGACAGATTCGAAGACTAAATCGCCGGTAATCCGGACGAAGGTGTCTTTAGCTATCCCAACAGAGGTCCTAGATTCAGCTACAGGGTTATATTCTTACCCTTCAACTGCTAGGATTCTGGTCGATGTCCTTTTACCAAAGGAAGCCAGTGCTACCTTGAGAGCCGATATTGCAGCTTATGTGAAGAATCTTATTTCACATGCAACTATCCAAGCTCTCATTGCGGATCTTGATGCACCGTATTAACTAGGGTGCTCCCATTTCTTAACAAGATAGGATAATGAATAATGTCTCTTTTAAGAGCTATTCAAGATGCAAAGACTGATTGCGATCTCGAGATTGCATTCTTCAATGCCATTTGTGAGGCTATAAACACGCCTCATTCACTTGCAGTTTTTCTCTGCGTTCAGTCAGGTGATTTTTCTGGGTATAAGGAGTTATCCGTTGACCCGAAGAACTATTTGGATATTACGTTTCGTGCTATTTCTGGGGTACTTTTATTTCCCGGTGTTAGTGCTTTTCGTGACGATCATATGGTGTCTCGTGTGCTCGCTAAGAGCCAACAATTGCCGTTTGAACACGACACAAAAAAGGAAGCCTTAGATTTGTTCGATGAGATCGAGGATAAGCTCTTAAAACGAGACTTATACCCACTCAAGAACGTCTTGGTCGACCAGATGCGCGTCGAAGTGCTCAAAATCTTAACTGATTCTGAGGATGACCCTTTTCTGACAACAACGATGTTGACAGATATCTTGCGATACAGCCGATTTGGGCCCGGGGCTACCAGTAATGTTAGCGGACGGTTCACCAATAGTGATAAACTGAAGTTTCAAACTTCGGTTAGCCCAGCTTTGAGACCATTTTTGTCCACGATAAAACATGGACAATGGGGAGATAGCAATAATGAATATGTTATATACCCCGCTTCAAAGATAAATACAGTACCAAAAACTGCTTTTACAGATAGGACTATATCTACCATGCCAACTGCGAATATGTATATGCAGCTTGGTTTGGCTAAGGTGTTAGAACTCCGTTTAAGAAAGAATGGTGTAGATATCAGAGATCAGACGAAGAACCAAAATCTGGCAAAAAGGGCTAATGTTTTACAATTAGCTACAATTGACCTGTCCTCGGCTTCGTCCTGGTTCAGTGAGCGTAATATGGAAAACATATTACCTCCAGACTTATTGCACTTAGTGGATATTTTACGTCCACATTACTGCTTTACGTCGCGTGATCTAGACTTCGGTCCTATACAACCAAGGCGCATGATGAATATTATGCCCATGGGCGCAGGATATACCTTCGCACTTATGACTTTAGTCTTTTTAGCGCTTATACGAGTAATCGTACCAAGGAGCTGTCTCAATCTATGTGCTGTCTACGGTGACGATTTAATCGTTCCGCAAAAGTATGCAGATACACTGATCGAACACCTTGAAGCGCTAGGCTTTCAGGTGAACTGTAACAAAAGTTTCACCAAAGGGAACTTTTTTGAAAGCTGTGGGACTGAATGGTTTTCTGGCCATGACGTCCGTCCTTTTTATTGTAGAAAAGGAAGTAGTCTTGATGATGATGGTACAGGTTTGGCAATCCCATACCGCGTACAAATCGCAAATTCTTTGCGCCTTTGGTCCAAAAGACCTAATGGCACATGCGACATCAGATTCTTACCGATATGGTCTATGTTAATAAAACCATTGAAGAAAGATGAAAAACCAAAAGTTCCTGAATGTTTAGGTGACGTTGGCTTAATAACCAGCTTAGCTGAAACAACATATAAGTACTGCGATGAAGCAGTTAAAAATGGTTGGGAACCTGTCTACCGTGTAAAAACTCTAGTAAAAAGGCCTCAAACTACAGGTGGTAAACCCCCTGAAAATCTGGCTCTGAACCACAAGTTCTATCCATATTTACTATGGCTTATGCGGCACAGCGAAGAACTTACAACAACTGAATCCGACGCGGAATGCGTTCGGTATAGGGTCCGTACGTTCTACTACAAAAATGTTGATAAGTTTCCTAAGTTTGTTATTAGGTTACTTAGAGACGATGCTAGACGCTATAGTGAACAACCCGCTTGCGTTTTTACGCATGGGGAAGAACCTATTAGAGGTCTTTTTGGTAGCATCAAGACTTTGAAAATTTACTCAAAGTGGCCTGATGGGCTTTTGTGGAGCTAGGTATACTTTACCTAATTTTAATTTTCTC